ATGAACACACCCTGTTACCAATGCCCCCGGCGGGCGGTGAACTGTCACAGCCGGTGCCCGGACTATGCGCAATACCGTAAGCTGTGTGATCAGATCAGCGCCGCCCGCGATGCAGAACGGCGCATGGATTCTGCCGATGCCGAGCGCGGAGACAAAATACGCCGAGACGTCCGCAAGAACGGACTGTACAACCAACGGAAAGGACGGAAACGATAATGGAATTTGGCTGCGTTTGCAATAACGCGATTACCCTGTACGAATGTGACCCGGCGCTGAACACTGCCTGTATGCACAAGTGGTGCGCCGTCGATCACCCCGATGACCCGAAAAGACAATGCCACCGCACTATGCACCCCGAATTTGCACGGAAAGGCACCCGCCCTGTGCAAATCGACCTCAAGACCGGCGCGGAGGTGATACTGTGAAAGCCAAGAAAAAGCCCCTGCATCATAACACGTCAGACCCGGCGAAAATCCGGGAAAACATTATCCAGCAGTTTGAAAGCCTACCCACCGACACGCGGGATATTATCGCCCAATTCTACATTATGACCCTGTCCGAAAAGCTCCCGGAGTGGCAGAAACAGGGCGACAAAGCCCGGCGCGCCGAATCCGGCAAGAAGAAATAAAATGCCGTTTTGGTGTTCCACTGGAACACCCCGGAGGGAACTATGAACCTGATTCAAGATGTATTGCGGGCAGCTGAAAGCAAGCCGGAACAAGACCGCTTTGTTCGCGTCAAGCTGGAGGACATTCTGCCCGACCCCGAAAATTTCTACAACACCGATGAAATAGAAGAACTTGCGGCGGCAATAGACGCTTTCGGACTGGAACAGCCGTTGGTCGTTCGCCCGGCGGTCGATGAACCCGGCAAGTACCGTCTGACCGGCGGGCACCGCCGCCGTCTTGCCCTGCTTACCCTGTACGCCAAAGACCCCGACCGCTGGCGGGAAGTCGATGCACGGCTGACAACCAGCCTCGGTGCCCTTGCAGATCAGGCGCGGCTTATTTTGATGAACCGCACCGCCCGCAAAGAAACCGAGTATGAAAACATGATGGAAACCGTCAAGACCGCCGAAATTGCCCGCGAGTTCAAAGCGGGCGGCGGCAAGGTCGAGGGCAAGACCCGCGCGGCAGTTGCAACGGCGCTGGGAATATCCTCGGCGCAGGCGGGCAAGTATCAGGCAATCTACAAGCACCTGACACCCACCTTGATGCGCCGATACAAAGACGGCGTGATTGGTACGCAGGTTGCCTATGAATTAAGCAGCTTGCCAAAGCGTCAGCAGGAAGAAGTTGCCGCGCTGTACCCGGTGCCCACGATGGAGAACGCCCGCGCCCTGAAATCTGCCCGGAAACAAAGGGAGAAAGCCCCCTGCCAAACTGCCCCGACTGAGGTTGCTGTTGCAACCACGGACGCCCCTGTTGCACAATCGGCACTTGCGTGTTCTGTGGAGACACCGCCGCCCCCGGCGGAACAGCCCACGCCGCCGATTCAGCCCAAACCCAAGGAACCCTCGGCGGTTGCCGTCAGCCCTGCGCCGGTGTCCGAACCGCCAGCAACGGAACCGCCCACGCAGGACACTGACACCGATACCGACGCTTTAGCCAATGCTGCCCGCGATCTTAGTAACTACTGTGAAGCTCACGGCAGCGGCGAATGCTGCCAAGGCTGCTATTTCTATGATGATGTGCGCGTGGCCTGCCGAATTGGGCTGCCGTTCACATGGGAGGTGTAATTGTGCAATATCTGATTATCGCGGTTGTCTTAGTGTTCGCAGCCATTGCGGGCGCGGCGGTTAAAATCTGCTTTGATATTCCGCATAAAAAATTCAAGAATAGAACTCTCAATACCCCCGCAAAGCCGTATGAAGCCCCCTTGCCGCCACCCCCAGCGGTTACGATTGCCCACAATCTGAAATGCCCTGTGTGTGGGTATGAGTTCGCGGCGCTGCCGGATAACCGCTATACCGTTGACGGCACACACAACTACGGAAGATTCAATTATTTGCGCGATAAAATCATTGTAAGCGGAGACGCCGTTGTGAACGGCGAACACGACGCTTTTGATTGCCCGATGTGCGGCTGTCAGCTGGTAGTAAATCCCCGCTTGCGCACAGTTTCTTCCCAGAAACGCACCACAACAGGAGGCGCAACCAATGCCCCAACATCTGAAATTTGATGCAGCGGCCTGTTCCAGCAAGCCGTATGAAAAAGCATCCCCGGAACTAATCGAGCAACTAAAGAAGATTGCCGCATTCCCACGCCCTTTTGCGCCCAAGTATTGTGAGTGCGTCGGCTATGGATTTGAACACAACTGCCACATTGACGGATGTGCTGTCATGCTGAAAGCGGCTGAATTACTGGAGGAATAAGACCATGACCCGAAAGAAAGCTATTAAAACCATTATGGCCGTCACCACTCACGGCGATAAACGCGCAGCAGATAATACGTTTGATGCGGTAAAGAAACATCTTGCAGGAAACCCCAGCAACGCTACTGTTCTTTACCGCACTCTCATTCTGATCAACAACAGAGCCAGCCGTGACCCGGAGCCGAGTTTTTATACGTTTACAGTTATTATGCGGGCGAGTATATATGCAAAGCTCATGCGCGACCATTACGGCCCTGGCGTGGGCGGTAAGTTGATTGGCGACGCGGAGGCGTAAACCCATGATGCACAAGGAAGAAGAAAAAAGCCGCATGGTGTGCCCATTCCGTGTTCACGGCGTAACCACGCCCTCTGCCACAATTCCAGATGCAATATTCAGGAATGAATATTTTATGCCGTGCCTGCATGATGACTGCCCCGCCTATCGGTGTGAAAAATATACCCGAAACACCCCGGCGGGCGAGGAAAATATCATCGTCGAACATTGCGCACGACTGGAGGAATGAAAAATGCGAATGATAGATGCCGACAGCCTTGAAAGCAAACTGCCCGCCCACAGCAACGACAGCAACCACGTTATGACCCGCAATTTCGCCGTTGAAAGTTTCCGGGCGCTTATCAAAGCAGAACCCACCGTGACCCCGCCGCCTGTCTACGCAAAGGGGATCTTATTAGATCAGGCGGTTCGGTACGCCCTGCAATCCGCATTTCCGAAAGCAATTATGAACCTGCGCCTTGAATTGATTGTCTATCCGGCGCGCAATACCACCGTACCGCTGTACGGTGCGGACACGCTGGACGAACTGAATGCCCGGATTATTGAATGGTGCAGCCGTGAAGCCTGCAAGTCATACAGTTCGGCAAGTCAGAAATACCACTTGAACGGTATCAACCAATTTTGCGGCACGATTTATACACGCACAAGCATGGAATACATCTATACCTATTTGGGCAACGGTATCAACCATGATCTGTGCCTACGCTTTGTCGGTGAAATGGACTTCAACCTGAACAAGCTGAAACGCGCCATTGCGCAGGGCGAGGGCAAATGATGCCGCCGACCGAAAACAGCGCCGCCCTGTTCGGCTGGCATAGTCAGGACAGCCGTGCAACCGGCCCGCTGGACACCGCCGACACCGTTACCGCCCACTACGGCACCGGCGGCGGAAATACCCCGCTGATCGTCCAGCCCTGCATCTGCATACAAGGCTCCATGATTGGCCGCGCCGAGAAAAACGGCCCGCAAGGTGATGGGCTGAATCAGGAGGTGTGTTTTACCCTGAATACCGTAGATGAACACGCCGTTGCCTATACGTTCGCCGAGCAAAACTATTCTGAATACGTCCTATCCCCGGCGGGCGGTACAATCAAGGCAAACGGCGGCGCTACCGGCGGCGGTGGTGAAACACTGGTTGCCCATAATCAGCCCCATTACATTGTCCGCCGCCTTATGCCTTTGGAGTGCAGCCGCCTACAAGGATTCCCGGACGGCTGGGGAGAAATCGAACACCTCCCGGCGGATATGCCGCCAGACACCGCCGATTTCTGGCGCGGGGTATACCGCACAGCTTGCACAATCAAGGGCGTTGTCCCGAAAAAATCAATACTTACCAGCGACAAAGCCCTTGCCAAGTGGCACAACCAACTGCACACCGATGGTGCAGAATACAAAATGTGGGGCAACGGTATGGCGCTACCCAACGCCCTGTTTTTTGTCAGCCGCGCCGTTGCCCAGATCAGCGCAGACGAACACCGCCCCGCTGATACCGTAAAGCTGGGCAGCCTGTTCGACGGCAGCGGCACAATGCCCCTTGCCGCCGTTATGTGCGGCGCAACCCCTGTATGGGCAAGTGAAGTCGAGCCGTACCCCATCGCCGTTACCAAAACACACTTGCCGAATGTCCGGCACCTCGGCAATGTTTCCGCCATTGATGGCGGGAAGATCGAGCCGGTAGACATCTTCACATTCGGCAGCCCATGTCAGGACTTGAGCATTGCTGGTCGTCGCAAGGGGCTTAAAGGACAGAAATCTTCCCTGTTTTGGGAGGCAATCCGCATTGCGTCTGAAATGCTGGCGGCAACCGGCGGCAGATACCCGCGCTTTGTCATTTGGGAAAATGTCTATGGCGCTTTATCTTCAAACGGAGGTGATGATTTTGAAATCGTCCTCAACGAACTGTTGCACCTTACCGGGTCAAACGAGTTTATTCGACAGCACGGAATCTGGGGGGGCTTTGCAGGGTATGGAGAAGTTGCCTACCGTGTTGTCGATGCGAAATATTGGGGAGTGCCCCAGCGTCGCAAACGTGTCTATGCTGTCGCTGATACTGGTGGAAAATCCGCCAACGAAATACTATTTGACCGTAAAGGCGATGAATGGAATTTTAGACCGCGCCTCCCGGCGGGGAAAGCCGTTGCCGGACTTGCTGACGACTGCTATTGCTGGCATGAAAGAATGGTACAGGCAAAATCCTCCGGGGGGGGAAAAATCTCGCCTACACGCTGAAAATTCGGCAAGGCTGTGACGGCGGCGGAAAAGGGGCGCTGATACAGACCGAGCTTTCCGCCACCCTTGCAACCAACAACGACCAAACACTGTTTGCCCCGGTCACAAAGGAGTAATGAAAAATGCTGACACTTCCCATAAAGCAGGAATGGTTTGACATGATCTGCCGCGGTGAAAAGCGCGAAGAATACCGTGAAGCGACAGAGTATTACCGAACTCGCATAAATTCTGCCATAGTTGCCGACCCGAATTGCAAAGGTCAAGCATACAAGATTTTTCCTGTAAAAATTCGTGCCGGATACAATTCAAAAGCCCCGGCAGCCATATTGCGGGTGCATTGCATCTTCGGCAAAGGCGGTGTGCGCGAATGGGGCGCAGACCCGGACAAATACTACTATATCCTGCAAATTCTGCGCATTGAAAGCATTGAAAACTGGAAAGGTGGAAACATCCCTGCCGAACGCCTGCGCTGTGAAACCTGCCTGTATTGGGAAGATTTCAACGGCGTATGCTTTTGCGGCGAAAGCCCCTATTGTGCCGACTTCACGGACGGCGATGACGGCTGCTGTTACTGGCAGCAGAAAGAGCCTACCACACAATCCCCGGCGGATACGGAGGGCATAGAATGAGCAAAGCACAGAAATGGGGCGATTCCATCCGCGAATCCAAAGATTCCAAACGGAAAGTCCCCGAAACTGACAAATACTTTGGCACGATCTGCGTTTGCGCCCTGCGCTACTGCATGGGTCATCAGACCTATATGCCGACACTGGTACAAGATTTCTGCCGCCGACATATTGCACGGTTCGACGATAACACTATTCGCACCATGATTGACGACATAGATTTTGCAGAACGTACAGGCCAAAGCATGGGCGATGATGAAATTGACCGCCCAGACTGGTACAGATTCAAAAAATTTCTTGAAAATGAAAAAGAACGGAGGGTGAACCATGCGGCTGATTGATGCAGATAAAATTGTAGAGGTTGCCGAACACGCTTACGGTGAGTGGAACAAGGCGATGGGTGCGGCAGAGGGGCGGCAGATCAACCGTTGCTACAAAATGCAGGAACTGTGCAAAGCAGTAAAAAGTGTTGCCAATGATTGCCCCACCATTGACCCGAAAAATCCACAGCCCATTTTGCATTGGAAAAAGACAAGATTTGGGTATGAATGCCCTGTGTGCGGTGCGGAACCAGCGTGTTGTAGATGCGGGTTGGTTGATCGGTCGAGGTATTGCTCCTATTGCGGTACACGTCTGTATGGCGATTAGTCGGTAGGAGGGCTATCAAGATGAATGACCCTTTAGAAAAGCTGCTGAAAAAAATGGAGCTTTCGTGTTACGGCAAAGAAAGTGATCTGATCTATCGGGGCGATGCGCTGAACGCGATTCGCGGGGCGTGTATCATGGCGCATATTCCGTTCAATTCCAGCAGCCCAGAGGGGCGGCGCACAATGGAAGCTATAAAAGCTGTTTGGAAAGTAAAAAGCGCCTCCACCTCTTTGCACGGCGGCTGGAAAAACGCCAAGACCGAACCGCCACCGTCGAACACAGACGTTGAGGTGTATTGCAAATCGCTGGGCGTTACGGTTGGGTATTACCGCCCATTGATGGGCGAATGGCTGACGGACAATCACCGCACCTTGCGGAACGTCACCCACTGGCGACCGATACCACCGCCACCGCCGGAGGCTGAACCATGAACAACTACACCTTGCCACCCGGAATCGTCAAGGTCTGCGCAGGACTGGTACAGAGCGCCACAACAGAGCCGTATCTTTCCGCCCTGTGCGCCGCTGAACAAACCCTATTCGACAAATACCCGGCAGAACAACAGCAAGAGGCGCGGCGGCTGGTTGCTGCCGTAAAGGTGAACATTCGCCACCCGCGCAGACCCAGCGCCGCTACCCTGCTACGGCAGTTTGATCTAAGCGTAAGCGAAAGCACATTCAAGCGGTACAAACGTGAATACTGCTATGTGCTTGCCCGCGAATCGCACTTGATTTCAGATGCAAGCCCTAAAACCTAAAATTTACAGTTTGTTCATAATGTTGACCTGATAACGGATTTCAAGTGTGTTATAGTGAATTTGTCAGGTGGGAACACTGACGGCTTTTCTTCCTCCTAAGAGTGACGACACCCGACCCGGCGGGCAATCCGGGATATTGTGGTACAGAGTAGGTCAAGCGCACTGCGCGGCGGTTCGATTCCGCAATGTACCTGCCCGCTGGTTTGTGTATCACACATTCCCCGGGGGGTTTCCAATCAACCGTGTTCAGCATGAACACACTTCCCGAATGGTGACACATGGCACAGAGTTTTGCAAAAGCGTTCTACAAGTCAACCCGCTGGCGGAAATGCCGCGCGGCGTTTATCGCTAATCGTATGAGGATTGATGGCGGGCTGTGCCAGATGTGCCGCGACGAACCCGGCTACATTGTGCATCACAAAGTATGGCTGACGCCACAGAACATTGACGACCCTGACGTGGCATTGAATCCGGCAAACTTTCTATACGTTTGCCACGACTGCCACAACAAGATCGAGAACGACGGCGGCAATCTATATTATTTTGATGAACAAGGCCAGCCGCAACCGCTGGACGCAAGCAACAGCGGCAGCGGCGGTACTCCCCCCTATAAGTACCATAACCCGGTCTGACATAGAACCGAGGGAGTGAGGTACAAAGAACACACAGGTTATTTTCGTATGCCCGGGGGGGGGTATCAAGTAAAAATGAAGATTTGCGCCGGGTTCGCTGGCATCTGGCGGGAGGTGAAAAAACTTGCCGGACGAAGTAATTCGGGCGGTGCGGTCAATCCTTGACCGGGGCAACACCGCCGAAATCAAGCGCCGAAAAAACGGTGAAATCATCGTTTTGGAAGTGCGGCGAAAAGTGAAAAGCAGTGCGGTACAGCAAGTGGGCTGTACTGAGGGCCAAGTGGGGCCGTAAGCTATCGCGTATGTCGATGGCTTGCGGCCTCTTTCTTTTTTGGCACAGGGGGACGCTATGGCGGCGACAAAGAAAACCGGGACAACAAAAAAGACCAACAAAAAGGCGTCGGCCAGGGTGCTGTCTGAAAAAGAACTGCAAACCCTGATTGATGCTGTGCCGGACGAACGCCGGAAACTGGCGGCAAACATCGTTTCGGAACTGGTCTGGATGTCTAAAATGATGGACACCTTGAAAAGCAAGGCTGATGAAATCGGCCCGCTGGAATGGTTCGTGCAGGGTGAACAATCCATGTTGCGGGAAAATCCCGCGCTGAAAAGCTACAACACCACGATCAAGAACTATGCCACGCTGTTGTCTAAGCTGACTGATCTGCTACCCAAGGCGACGACCCCGCCGCCCACAAGTGATGCCGGAGATCAGTTTGACGATTTTGTTGCCGGACGTGACGCGGATTGATTCGCTACCCGCTTACTTACAACCCCATCCTTGAATACTACGCCGCCATTGAAAACGGACAGGTCACTGTAAGCAAGAAAGTTGCAACCGTATACCGCAAACTGGCACAGGACGTTGTAAACGGCTGTGGTGAGTATGTTTATAAAGCCAAGCGCGCCAACCACGCGATTGAATTTATAGAAAATTTCTGCCGTCACAGCAAGGGCAAGGCAGGCGGCAAGCCGTTCATTCTGGAACTGTGGCAAAAAGCCCTCGTTGCCGCAATGTTCGGTTTCGTCCATGCGATAGACGGCACCCGGAAATACCGGGAAGTCCTGTTGGTGGTTGCCCGAAAAAACGGTAAGTCTACATTGTCCGCCGCAATCGGTCTGTATCTGATGGTTGCGGACGGTGAACCCGGCGCAGAAATCTACGCCGTTGCCACCAAAAAAGATCAGGCAAAGATAATTTGGCAGGAAGCCCGGCGCATGGTTTGCAAATCGCCTGTGTTGCACTGGACGCGCAAGACCCCCAACGGAAAGATCAAACCGCTGGTTGCCGAAATGGTGAGCGAGTACAACGACAGTGTGTACAAGCCCTTGGGACACGACAGCGACACGCAGGACGGCTTGAACGTCCACGGCGGATTGTTGGACGAAATCCACGCATGGGCACCGCCGATGCGCGCGCTGTACGACGTTATTGTTGACGGCGTGACCGCCCGCGAACAGCCCATGATCTTTGAAACCACCACGGCAGGCACGGTGCGCGAGGGTCTGTACGATGATCTGTACCAAGAAGCCGAGAATGTCATAAATGGATATTATGACGAAAACGGCTACAAAAACGAACACTTCCTGCCGGTCATCTATGAACTTGATTCCCGCAAGGAATGGACGGACGAGCATTGCTGGGCAAAAGCAAACCCCGGTCTCGGCACAATTAAATCCCTTGAACAGCTGCGCGCCAAAGTCCAAAAGGCGGCTGCAAATCCAAAGTTGGTAAAGAACCTGCTTTGCAAGGATTTCAACATTCCTGAAACCATCGGCGAGGCATGGCTGACGTTTGAACAGCTGAACAACACCGCGCTTTTCGACGTCCACGCCCTGCACCCCCGGTACGGCATCGGCGGTGCGGACTTTTCCAGCACGACCGATCTTACCGCCGCCGTTGTCCTTTTCATGCTCCCCAACGACCCGCACATCTACGTCATGGCGATGTTCTGGCTGCCGGAAGAATTGTTGGAACGCCGTGTGCGGGAAGATCGCATACCCTATGACCTGTGGAAAGATCAAGGTTATCTGCGCACCTGCGAGGGCAACAAAGTTCGGCAAAAAGATGTCACGGACTGGTTTCTTGAAGTGCAGAATGATCTTGACTGCTATATCTACCGGGGCGGGTACGATGCGTGGAGCGCAAGCTATTGGGTCGATGAAATGCAAGAGACTTTCGGAAAAGGCGTGTTCACGCCGGTACAGCAGACAATGAAAGTGTTGTCGCTGCCTATGAAACAATTAGGCGCTGATTTTGATAGTAAACTTATCGTCTACAACAACAACCCTGTGCTGAAATGGTGCCTTGCCAACACCGGCATTGTGGAAGATAAAAACGGCAATATCAAGCCCAACAAAACCAGCAAGGCGCGAAAGCGCATTGACGGTTTGGCCGCCCTGCTTGACGCCTTTGTGGTGTTTCAGGATTGCCAAGACGATTATAAAAGTATGTTATAGGAGGCTTACCCCATGGGATTCTTTCAGCGGTTACGCGCTGCGGTTGCCCGCAGCCCCACCAGCACACAAGTGAAAATGGTTACGGAGGCGGGCAACGGTCTGTATTCCTACGATGGGAACCTGTACAAAAGCGACATTGTGCGCGCCTGTATTCGCCCCAAGGTCAAAGCCGTTGGCAAAGCAACCCCGCGCCATATCCGCACCACTACCACCCCGGACGGCAAGACCACCACCCAGACAAACCCCGACGCATACATTCGGGCATTGCTGGACGAACCGAACCAGTACATGACATGGCAGATGTACGCAGAGAAAATGGAAACGCAGCTGATCTTGAACAACAATGCGTTTGCCGTAATCCAGCGTGATGAAAACGGCTACCCTGTTGCCCTTTTCCCTTTGGTAGCGGATAGCGTGCAGGCCCTATACAACAAGGCCGGTGAACTGCTGTTGCAATTCTGGCTGCCGAACGGCAGCACATGGACGTTCGCCTATACCGACATAATCCATCTGCGCAACGACTACAACGAAAATGACGTTTTCGGAACGCCGCCCTGTGCAGCCTTGCGGGATATTATGGAAGTCATCGGCACCACCGACCGGGGCATTGTCAATGCCGTGCGGAACAGCGCGGTCATTCGTTGGTTGCTGAAATTTACCTCCAGCGGTATGCGCCCGGAGGACATCAAGAAACAGACCGACATTTTTGCCGATGCGTTCCTTGATGCCAACAACAGCAAGGGTGTTGCCGGTACGGACGTCAAAGCCGATGCAATCCAGCTGGAACCGCACGACTATGTGCCCAACGCCCTGCAAAGCCAAAACAACATAACCCGCCTGTATAGCTTTTTCAACACCAACGAAAAGATCGTGAAAAGTTCCTTTTCGGAGAATGAGTGGATCAGCTACTACGAGGCACAGGTCGAACCCGACCTGCTGCAATTTGCCACCGAACACACCCGCAAGCTGTGGAATCGGCGGCAGCGGGCTTTCGGCAATCGGCTGTATCTGGAAAGCAGCAACCTCCAGTATGCCAGCATGAGTACCAAACTTGCATTGCAGGCTATGGTTGACCGTGGCGCAATGCTGCCTAACGAGTGGCGCGCCGTCCTTGGTCTTGCCCCTGTTGCGGGCGGTGATGAGCCTATCCGCCGCCTTGATACACAGCCTGTCAAAACCACAAAAGCGGGAGGTGAAAACGAATGAAACTGAATATTAAGGGCGTGATCGTGCCCAACGACTACAAACACGTCTATGACTATTTCGGCATTGAATCCACGTCCGCAAAAGACGTTTCGGACGCACTGGACGCCGCCAACGGTCAGCCGCTGGAGGTGTACATCAATTCCGGCGGCGGTTATGTGCGGGCCGGCAACGAAATTTATACCCTGCTCGCGGAGTACGGCGGCGGTGTGAATATCAAGATCATCTTTGCCGCCAGTGCCGCCAGCATCATTGCCATGGCTGGGCACAGCGCTATTTCCCCGGTTGGGCAGCTGATGATTCACAACGTCGCCAGCACAGCCGAGGGCGATTACCGCGCCATGCACCACGCCGGAGACGTGCTGGAAACCGCCAACGATTCCCTCGCCAACGCCTATATGCGCAAGTCCGGCAAGACCCGCGACGAAATCCGCGCAATGATGGACGCGGAAACGTGGATTACTGCCCAGCGCGCCGTTGAATTGGGGCTGGTTGATGAGATCATGGGCGGCGACCTCGTTGCCGGTCTGGGTGCCGAACTGCTGCCCGACAGTGTTATCCAAAAGACGCTTGCCATGTTCCGCGCAGATAAAAGCGCCGAACTTGCGCAGGCGGAAACCGACTATCAGAATCTTCTCAAAAAGGAGTAACTAAAATGACGAGAGAACAGTATAACACCCAGCGCACCAAACTGATGAACGATATGCGCGCCGCTATCGACGCGGGCGACACGGCCACTGCCAACAGCTGCCGCGATCAGGTCAGGGCGCTGGATACCCAGTGGGAAGCCGAGGCGCAGGCGCGCGCGGATTTTGCCGCGCTGCAGAACAGCAGCCGCAGCTTTACCCCCGCCGATGTGACCCCCGCCCAGACCAACGCCGTGACGCAGGTTGTGAATTTTGCCGGTTACACGCCGCAGAACACCCCGATCGACCCCAGCGAAACCGCTGAATACCGCAACGCTTTCATGGCGTATGTCTGCCACGGCACCGAGATTTCCGCCGATCTGCGCGCCAGCGTTGCCCCGATGCTGAACGCCGCCGCTACCACGACCACCACCGACGCGGGCGCGGTTATCCCCACCACGATTGCCCGCGAGATCATCAAGCAGATGAAGTCTTACGGCGAACTGTACGCCAAGATTCGCAAGCTGAACGTGCAGGGGGGTATCGAGTTCCCGATTCTGACGCTGAAACCCACCGCAAGCTGGATTGGTGAGAGCAAGTCCAGCGACGACCAGAAGCTGGAAGCTAAAACCAAGGTGTCTTTCAGCTACTACGGTCTGGAATGCAAGATCGCGCAGACCCTGCTTGCGGCTGTTGTGACCTTTGAGGAGTTCCAGCAGATGTTCACGCAGCTGGCGGTCGAGGCTATCGTCGCCGCAAAGGAAAAGGCGATCATTTCCGGCACCGGCAGCGGGCAGTTCCTCGGCATTACCAAGGACACCCGCGTGCCCGCCAAGAATGTTGTTACGCTGACCCCGGATGAGTTCACCTCTTATTCCGCATGGAAAAAGAAAGTCATGGCGAAAATCCCCAAGGCATACCGCAAGGGCGAGTTCGTCATGGCGCAGGGCACGTTCGATGGCTACATTGACGGCATGGTTGACGCCAACGGTCAGCCCATTGGCCGCGTCAACTACGGCATCGACGGTGAGGAAAACTACCGTTTCTGCGGCAAGACCGTTGACACCGTGGAAGATGACGTCATTCCCAGCTATGACGATGCCGCCACCGGCGACGTTGTTGCCGTGTTCTTCAACCCGACCGACTACGCCGAGAACAGCAACGGTTCTTTCAGCACCGTCAAGTGGACTGACCACGACGACAACACCGTCAAGACCAAGGTGCTGCACATCTGTGACGGCAAGCTGCTTGACCCCAACGGCGTTATCATCATCAAAAAGGGCGAAGCTGCCAAGGTGCAACCCCCGGAGGTGTAAACCGTGCTTGAACTTGCAAGAGTGTGGGTGCTGCGCAACAAGAACAACACTGCGTTTGATGATGAACTTACAGATTTGATTGCTGCCTGCAAAGCTGATCTGCGCAAACGTGGTGTCGTAAAGACCAGCGACGACGACCCGCTTATCAAGCAGGCGGTCAAGCTGTACTGCAAGGGTAATTTCGGGTACGGCGGCAGCGATGCCGAACGCTACCAGAAAAGCTATGAAAGCCTTGCGGTCAGCTTGAGCCTGTGCGGGGATTATCTGGAGGGCTGATATGTATTTCAGTGATGAAATTATCCTGATCGCCACGGAAACCTCCGGCACTGATGCGATCGGCTTGCAGGCGGAAACCGAAACCGGGCGCGCCACCGTTTACGGTGACATCAAAAGCGTAAGCCGAGAGGAATCGTTTACGGCGGGCAGCCGTGGGTACAGCGAGGTTGAAAAGATCGTGCTGCGCCCATGGGATTACAGCGGGCAGAAATACGCCCTGCTGCATGGTGTGAAAAAACAGGTGTACCGCACCTATCAATCCAGCCCGGACACACTGGAGCTGTACGCCGCCACCAGAAAGGGCGTTGTGTGAGCAATTCTATTAAGGTCAAGCCGGAGGAATTAGGGGCTGTTATAACGCAAGCCCTGAAAGAGTACCAACAGGAAGTTGCCGACGACATGAAAGCCACGTGCCTGAAATGTGCCGAAATTGGCGCAAGTGATCTGAAAGTCACAAGCCCATACAGACGGCACAAGAAAGGCACAAAAGGCGGACATTATCGTTCTGGCTGGGACGTTTCTGTACTCTATGAAAGCAATTCCACTATTCGCGTGGCTATCCACAACAAGAAGAAACCGGGGCTTGTACATTTGCTGGAGCACGGACACGCAAAAATAAATGGCGGCAGAACCAAGGCTCTGCCGCACGTTGCGCCCGAAGAAGAAAAGTTGGCGGGCATGATTACGCAAGAGGTTGTGGCCCGCTTTAAGCGTTAGAAGTGGGCACCTGTTATTTCTACTTTTTCCTCTATAAAGCATCGGAACAGCTGTGCAGTATCTACACAATCACCGAGGGCGCGGTGCGCGTCCATTCGGTCAATGCCGTAGTAGTTGCACAGAGTCTCCAGCTTATAATCTTCCACGTCATAATCTTTGTCGTAGTTGGGAGCATATCCGCCGATTTCCTCGTCATACTCCCACTTTGGCTTTTTCAGTATCTTCCCTGCAAGGATATAGGTATCAAAGAATTTGTGTTTAGGTGTTGTTACATCAAGCCCTGCACGGCACAGGAATTTCAAATCAAATTCAAGGTTGTGCCCAAGCAGGGGCATATCCCCGATAAATTCCTGCAAAGACGGAATGATTTGATATAGCGCGGGCGCACCCTCCAGCATTTCCGGCGTTATGCCATTGACTGACATAGCCTCCCGCGCAGAATCCGTTTCAAGTTTTTGCGGGGGGGGGGTAATCATCGTGTGGAATACATCAACAAATTCATAATCCTTTACCTTGATTGCCGCAACCTCCAACACCGCATCTTTGGTACAGGCAAGCCCGGTGGTTTCGGTGTCTATAACAACAAAACTGCCCAGCTTTGCAGGGTCGCTTTTCGCTGTAATCCGGGAATATGTAAGCTCTTTCAAAAAAGACACCGGCTGCACGCGTTGTTTCTTTCCGTCTGTTCTGATCTGAAAGCGGGGCACGGAATCAAACGCCGCAATGCCTGCCTTGCGCTGGTTCCATTCCGCTTTCCTTGCCGCAATGTGAGCTTGCTTTTCTGCCTCTTCTTTCGCTTTGCGCGCTGCCACCATTGCCGCAACCTGTTCGGCTTTTGCTTTTTCTTCTGCCTGTTTCTGTGCTTTAAGCTCTTTATCACACTTCAAGCACAGTGAATCCTTTGTCATAAAGAAAAACAAGCCTTTTCGCCCACATCGTTTACATTGCCGCATAATCAACACCCTTTCGCATTTATTACTTACAGCATAGCAGAAAAGCACGATCTATGCAATAAAAAGATGAAACGGAGGTCTTACAGCTGACCCAAGCAGAATTAAAAACCGTTTTGGATTCCAGCGGGCTGCCGTTCGCTTACCGTGCATGGAAAAACGGTCACGCGCTGCCCTTTGGCGTGTTCTATTTTGAACGCGATACCCCTTTTGCGGCAGACGGTGTTGTGTACACCAAAAAGACCCGCTACGCGCTGGAACTGTACACAGCTGAAAAAGACCCCGGCGCAGAACAGCAGCTGGAAACCGCCCTGACTGCCGCCGGAATCTTTTACAGTAAGTCCGAAGAAATCTATATTGACGATGAACAAATGCAATACGTCATCTACGAAATTGAGGTGTAAAAATGCCTAAAGATAAAGTTTTGTTCAACCTGAAAAACGTACACTACGCAAAGCAGACCGCCAGCGATGACGGCGCTGTTACCTTTGCAACCCCGGTTGCCGTGCCCGGTGCGGTTTCCCTTAGCCTTGACGCTGAGGGTGACGTTTCCAAGTTCTACGCGGACGGTGTTGTGTACTACGTCTGCCAGTCCAACAATGGCTATTCCGGCGATCTGGAAGTGGCAATGTTCCCGGAATCCATGCTGACCGACATTTGGGGCATGACGAAAAGCAAGAACGGCCTGATCGTCGAGAACGCCAACGCTGCCGCCAGCAACTTTGCCCTGCTGTTTGAGGTGGACGGCGACATCACCGGACGCAAGTATGTGTTGTACAACTGCTCCGGCACCCGCCCCGGCATTACCGGCAACACCAAGAACGACAGCACCGATCCGGACACCCAGAGTTCCTCCCTTACCGTGTCCCCGCTGAAGGACGGCACGATCAAGGCACATACCGCCGACGATGCCACCGAAGCCGTGCGCAAGGCGTGGTACACCAAAGTTACCATGCCCACCGACACGGCAGAGTGAGACCCGGAATGCGCGGGTGTTCCACTGGAACACCCGCCTTATAGGAGAACAACATGGAAAAGACAATCAATATTGACGGCAAGGAAGTCCGCTTGCGGGCAACCGCCGCCGTGCCGCGCCTGTACCGCATCAAGTTCGGGCGTGACATCATGCAGGATTTGGCAAAACTTGCCGCCGCCTACGAGAAAGCCACCACCGAACAGGAGCAGCTTGCCGCAACTGATCTGGGGCTGTTTGAAAGCGTTGCCTACATCATGGCAAAGCACGCGGACAAGGACGCCGTACCCGGCAGCGTGGAGGAATGGCTGGAACAGTTTGAGATTTTCGACATTTACCAAGTTCTGCCGGAGATCCTTGAACTGTGGAACCTGAACACGCTTACCACCGCAACCCCGAAAAAAAAACACGGATGACGACCCGCGAAATGACAACACCGCTGTTTATGCTGCGGTGTTGTCAGATGGGGATTTCCCTGCGCGATCTTGACCTGCTGACTGTGGGCATGGTAAACGATATGGCTATTGAACGTGAAAACGACGACTACAAGTGGCCTATCAAGGCTACACAGGCAGACATCAACAAATTCTTTGGATAACGGTGCAGTAAATGGTCTGTACTAAGGGCTGAATGGAGCCGCTTACGGAAAGGAGGCGGCTCCATTTTGGCTGCCAAAGTAAAGGGCTTGACCCTTGAAATTGACGGAAATACAGAGGGTCTTGAAAAAGGGCTTACAAAACTGAACAAGCCTATCAGCGCAGTAAAGAATGAACTCAAAGATGTAACCCGCCTACTTAAACTTGACCCCGGAAATACCACGATTCTTGCCCAAAAGCAGGAACTTTTAGGCAAACAAATATCTGCCAGCAAGGACAAATTAGCGGCATTACAGCAAGCAAAAAAGGCTGCCGACGATGAAATGAAGAACGGCACCGAAATCAACCAAGAGGAATACCGCAAACTGTGCCGCGAAATCGAAGAAACCAAACTGCGCATTGATAACCTTACCGATGCTTTTGGAAAATCCAATGTGGCAGCACAAAAGCTGGCTGTCGTCGGCGATAAAATGCAGACTATCGGCGACGGTATTAGCGGCGTGGGCAAGGCGCTTGCGCCGGTGTCCGCTGCTGTGGCGGGCGCAGGCGTTGCCGGTGTAAAGCTGGCGGCAGACTTTGAAGATGCCTTTGCCAAGGTCAGTACCCTGTTGGACGAATCCAGCACGGATTTTGATGCGTACAAGGCTGACATCATGGCGGCCAGCAGCGAAACCGGCGTGTCTGTCAACGACTTTTCCGAGGCTGTGTACAGCGCCATTTCCGCCAGCGTGGACGCGGGCGATGCCGTAGATTTTACGACCTCCGCTGTCAAGCTGGCAAAGGGCGGCTTTACCGACACCGCAAAAGCCGTGGACGTTATGACAACCGCAATCAACGGCTACCAGCTGCAAGCCGAAGATGCAAGCAAAATCAGCGATCTGCTGATTGCCACCCAGAACGAGGGTAAAACCACCGTTGACGAGCTTGCCTCCAGCATGGGCAAAGTCATACCTGTGGCGGCAGCTGCCAACTACGATATGACCGAGTTATCCTCGGCCTATGCGCTGCTTACCAAGAACGGTATTGCCACCGCCGAATCCGGCACTTACCTGAAATCCATGCTGAACGAACTTACAAAGTCCGGCAGCACTACGGATACCACATTGCGGGAACTGACCGGCAAGGGCTTTGCAGACCTGAAAGCCGAGGGCAATTCCACCTCCGATATTCTGAATATGCTTTCTGATGCCGCCGCCAAGGACGGCAAGACCCTGAAAGATATGTTCAGCAGTGTGGAGGGCGGTTCCGCCGCCATGGTGCTTGCGCGCAACAGCGGCAGCGACTACAACGAAATTTTGCAGACGATGGAGCAAAGCGCCGGTGCCACCGACACCGCCTTTGCAAAGGTGACGAACACCACCAGCCAGAAATTTGCAAAAGCGCTGAACGAACTGAAAAACAACGCGATTGACCTGATGGATAACCTGTTGCCGGTTATCACGCAGATCATTGAGGGCGTTTCCGGGCTTGTGCAGAAATTCAGCGGTCTGGACGAATCCACCCAAAAAGTGATCTTGACCGTGGGCGGTATCATTGCTGTGCTGTCGCCGGTCTTGCTGTTCATCGGCAAGTTGGTGTCGAGCGTGGGAAGTGTGCTGAAAGCCGCGCCGCAGATCGTCTCCACCGTCGGCAAAGTAAAGGGCGCTATTTCCGGGCTGTTTGGTCTGCTATCTGGCACAAATCCTGTTGTGCTGATCGTGGCAGGCATTGCGGCGCTGGTAGTGGCATTTGTAACCCTGTGGAATAAAAGCGAGGCTTTCCGCAATTTCTGGATAGGACTGTGGGAAGCCATCAAAAGCGTTGTTTCCGGCGCGATCAGCGGCATACAAGGGTTTCTTGCCGGTATGCAGGCTGGCTTTTCTGCCGCGTGGAACGCGATACAAACAACGGTCAGCACTGTTGTTTCTGCCATCGCCAGCGGTCTGCAAGCGGCATGGGCTGGCATTACCGGCGCTGTCTCCACAGCGCTTAGTGCAATTCAGGCTGTTTTCTCCGCCGTGTGGGGCGCAATTCAAGCCGTTGTCAGCGGTATTGTTTCCACTATCGCCAGCAATCTGCAAGCGGTATGGGGCACCATCGGCGACGGTGTGACGACCGCCTTTAACGGTATCAAAGAGATTTTCTCTAACGTCTGGAACTACATCAAAACCCTTGTGCTGGGCGTCGTGTTGGTGATCTGCGATTTAGTCACCGGCGATTTTACCGCCCTGAAAAGCGATGTTTCCAATATCCTGTCGGCGTTGTCCAACGCTGTTTCCGGCATTTGGAACGGCATCAAGGCGGTTGTCAGCGGCGTTGCAAATGCCATTGTCAGCGCAGTCTCCGCCGCATGGAATGGTCTGCTGTCTACAATCAGCACGGTTTGCAGCGCGATCAGCAGCACCGTACAGGCAATTTGGAACGGCATCAAGGCGTTTATCAGCGGGGCGATGTTGGCGATTTCCAGCGCGATTTCCGCCGCGTGGAATGGGCTGCTGTCTATCGTCAGCAGCGTGTGCCAAGGTATCAGCAACACCGTACAATCCATCTGGAATGGCATTTTAGGCTTTTTCCGTGGGTTGCCCGGTACGCTTGCGAGCATCGGCAGCAGTATGTTCAATGCCCTTGCCAACGGCATTACCAGCGTTGCCGGGGCGGTCTACAATGCCGCCGTCAGCTGTATTACACAGGCAATCACTTACATCAAGGCACTGCCCGCGCAGGCTGTGCAATGGGGTTTTGACTTCATCAACGGTTTGGCGCGCGGTATCACGTCCGCCGCAAACGCTGTGGTGGAAAAGGTGCGCGGCATTGCCGAAAACATCCGTAGTATGCTGCACTTTTCCCGCCCGGACGAAGGCCCCTTGCGCGATTACGAGAAGTGGCCGGTTGATTTTATCCACGGCTACGCCGACGCCATGCGCGGCGCTATGCCGTACCTGCAAAAGACCCTCGACGGTATCACCGCTGGCATGGCGGTTATGGTAAACGGTTCGCCGCTTGCCACCGCAGGCGCAGGCGCAGGGGCAGTTACCAACAACACCACCATGAACCAGACTGTCAACATAACCAGCCCGCAAGCGCTGTCGCCCGGCGAAACCGCGCGGCAGACCCGCTTTGCAACCCGCGATCTGCTTGCCAAGTTAAAGGGGTGATTTTATGCGAAATTTCCTGCTGACCTGCAAGCGCGGCGGGGAAAGTATCGTCATCGGCTACCGCTGGCCGCTGTGGTTGGACGACGTGGACGGCCTTACAAAATCCGAATTTGAGGTTGAAACCGAAAAAGGCAGCGGTCAGGACGGCGAAATTTATAAATCCAGCACCGCCGCCAAGCGGAACATTGTGATCTACTGTTGGATTAAGGACAACCACCGCGCTATGCGGGAAAGGCTGTACAGCTTTTTCCTCCCGCGCGAAACCGGCACCCTGTACGTTACTGACGGCGACGTCGCCCGCAAGATCGACTATGTGCCCGAATTTGTAGATGTTGACCCCACCGGCCAGCAGCGCAAGGCAACGATCAGCCTTATGTGCCCCGACCCGCAATTCAAGGATATTACCGATGAGCGCGTGGAAATGGCTACATGGGAGGGGCTTATCGAGTGGCCGGACGATGTGATGGAAATACCCGATGAACCCTTTGAAATGACTACCAAGCGCACCAACCTCGTTGTCACCATTGAAAACAGCAGTAATGTTACGCGCGGGCTGACCGTGCAATTCAAGGCGACCGGCACCGTATACAACCCCAGCCTGTTTGAAGTCAAACGGCAAAAGGGATTCAAAATCCTGTGTGAAATGCACGCGGGTGATGTGCTGACCGTAACAACAGGGTTGAAAAACAAACGGGTAAAGCTGAAACAAAACGGCGTTGAAAAAAGCGCAAATAATCTGTGGGTGTACGGCTCCACATGGCTGCAAGCGGAACCCGGCGACAACGTATTCCGCTATGACGCGGAAAGCGGCATCGGCAATCTGGAGGTTGTTGTTTCCAGTACGCCCGCCTATTGGGGTGTATAGCTTATGGAATTATATGTGTTTGCCGAAAGCGGTGAATTTCTGGGCGTGATTGACCTGTTTTCTTCCCTGCGCTGGCGTCGGCGTTATTGGGAACCGGGCGAGGTAGAACTGCACCTGTACGCCACCGAGGAAAACATAGCCCTGTTGAAGCCCGGTGTCATTCTGCGCCGGGTTGACCGCAAGGAATCTGCCCGCGTGATGGGCATTGACATCAAGGGCTACGAACTTACCGTGTCGGCGCGTATGCTGTCCATCTATTTCGGCATGGCGCTTGTAATCGGCTTGAAAAGCTACACCGGCACCCCGGCTGAAATCCTGTGCCAGCTTGCCGAAGATGCCCGCGATTCTGTGCCTGAACTGGTTGTTGACCGCGCCGACCTGCCCACAGGCGACGCCATCACAATACAGCTGGATTTCAAAAACACGCTGAAAGCAATGACCGCCGTTGCCAAAGCATACGGCCTGGGCTTTCGTCTGCTGTACAGCACGGAACAAAAATTCACGTTTCAGGTGTACGAGGGCGCAGACCACAGCGCCGAGCAGACGGACAACCCGGTCGTCTATTTCACGGATGAATTTCAGAACTTCATCGACGCCGAATACAGCCTTGATGAATCCGACTATTGCAATGTTGCGTATGCGCGCGGCAGCGACGGCACCATTGTTTCCATTGACCGTTCCAAAGGCGGCCGCAAGCGGGTGTGCTATGTTGATGCCTCCAGCGTGACCCCGGACGGCAAGACTGATTCGGCATACCGCGACGAACTGAAAACACAATGCGGCTGGGCGCTGTTCGACCACATCAAGACCGAGAACTTCACCGGCACGGCGACCGACGTTGAAAATTTTGTCTACACCGAGGATTGGGATTTAGGCGACAAAGTAACCACCGGCGATTCCACCATCGGCAAGACCCTGACCGAGCGCGTGACCGAAGTTGAGGAAATCTACGAAAACGGCGGCGTTACCGTCTACCCGGTCACAGGCAAAACAAAATCCGAAACCTTAGATTTGGAGGATTTATAAATGGGTGAATGGAGTGGATTCTTCCCCTCACACAATGGGGACAGAAAATATACCACCGCTGATACCGCCGCCACAACGGATATTCTGTTCCATTCCGGCGTGTGCCAGCAAGGTGATCTGACCCTTACCCCGGCGGGCGGCATGACCGCGCAGCTGGGCGAGGGCTGGGCTATTGTGAACGGCTACCACTACAAGAACGACGGCCCGCTTGTGCTTACGTTCGGCTATGCCGACGGCGCGCTTGACCGTATTGACACGGTTGTTGTTCGGCGCGATGTAAACACGCGGGATATTCACGCAATGGTCGTGGCTGGTACGCCTGCCATTACGCCGGTTGCCCCCGCTTACATTCGTGACGCCGAAACATACGATCTGTGCCTGTACTATGTCCGCGTTCCTGCCGGTGCTACCGCGATCACCTCCAGCATGATTACCGACAAGCGCGCGGATTCTGACCTGTGCGGGTATGTGTACTGCAAATTCAAGGGCATCGACCTGACCGTGATGCAGAAACAGTACGAAACGTGGTTCAGCGAACTATCCGACACCGCGCTTGCAGATCAGGAGGCTTTTGAAAGCGAATTTGCAAAGTGGTTTGCCCACATGAAAGATCAGCTGACCGAAGACGCCGCCGGAAATCTGCAACTGCAAATTGACAAACAGCAGGAACAGATTGACGCGATCTTGCGGGAAGATGTACGCAAAGAGGGCTTTGTGGGGCATTGCTACAACGGCTTTACCCACTGTCAGCCGACATAAAGGAGGCTATATAGCATGAAAGGATTTCCGAAAACCATTGCAACCAAGGCAGACCTCTTGAACTGCCTTGCCATGGCGCAGGCAACGCCGCCCGCATTCCCTGTCAGCGAGCTTGCCGCCGCTATCGAACAGATTGAAGCGGGCGCGTACCTGCATTGCCCGATTCTGGGCGTTGACGGTACGACGGTAACGATTGGTTACTGCGCCGAAGCTGCCGCCGGTCAGACCACCGGCAACGGTGCCAAGATCACCGCCGTGGAGCATATCGAAGAAGATGACGCCACCGGCACAAAACAGCTGACAAAAACTGCGGTGACGCTTGCAAAGGCGCTGCCGTCCGATACCGAAACCCTGCTGATTCCGGCACCCAGCACCGCCGCACAGCGCATGGGGCTGACCGCTGCCGAACTGAAAAATATTAAAGGTGTGGTGATGAGTTTATGAGCCGTTTTCTTGTGGATAGTCTTACCGACAAACGCGCCCTGCTGAATTGCAAGGTATTCGGCGCGCTGTCCGATGTGGTTGCCCCGGTCAAAAAGTACCTCGACGCAAACGCCGCAAAACAGATCACGGTATTTGCCGACTGCGTTTTTGCCCTGACCGGCGGCGGTGTGTTTCGGACGCAGAACACTGTGCTGACCGAGGCAAACCTCGACAGCGGCACTTTTACCGTCGGTTCGGACTACTATGTGTATCTGTGCGACCCCGGCAGCGATGCAGATGAAATCTACATTATTTCCAAAAACAGCACCTACCCCTCCGGCTACAATGCCGATACCAGCCGCAAGATCGGCGGATTCCACTTTGGTAAATGCCGCAAATCGCTGTCCGTGTCCGACGTCTATGACGGCATCGTGCCCGCGTCCGTGTGGACGCTGCTTTGGCGGCCGGCTTGCAGCCCGGAGGCTATGGTTTACATCGGCGGCGGCACATGGCTTGACATCTATATCAACAGCGACGATGCAAACGGCGGTCTGTTGAGTAAGTACAACGCCACGCCCATTACCGGCACCGAGGGGCTGAACTGGTACATTGCGCAGGAACGCTTGCGCCGCGTGGGTAAGCGTATGCCGTCTTACGGCGAGTGGTGCAAGGGTGCCGAGGGCAGTCCGCAGGGGCTTGATGCCAGCAACGCAAACGGCTGGACGGCTACCAGCAACACGGCGCGGCAGCTGACCGGCTATGTAGCCAACGCAACAAGCCTGCTGGGTCTGCGTGACTGCGCGGGCAACGTGTGGGAATGGCTGGACGAACTTTGCCTTGAACCCACCGCAAGCAGCTGGAACTGGTACGACGTCGTACCTGGCTACGGTCAGATTTATATGCCGTCCGATACCGCCCTCCACGCCCTGGTTGCTGGCGGCTTCTGGAACGACGGTGCCCACTGTGGTGCCCGCGCTGTGACTTGCAGCAGTTGCCCTTGGTACGTCATCACCAATGTGGGCGTGCGCGGGGCCTGTGACGCTGTTTGACCGTCTTGCCCCGCGAAAGCGGGGCTTGTGAAAAACTATGAATCCACTTGAAACAGAACAACTAATTTATGATTTTGCACTGTACATCTACCCGATCTTGAACAACTGGCCTAAAGCGGAGAAATTCGCCCTTACCAACAGGATTAAGAATTGCATTTTCACGATGCTGGAGGAATGTGTTGCCTTGCGCAAATCCAGCACGAAGAAAAGCCATGCTTATGCCATTGACCGGGAACTGGATATGCTGCGCACCTACTTCCGCCTCGGCTACGACCTTAAATATTGCAACGCCCACCGCTACGAAGTGATCGGGCGCAAGCTGGCGGAGATTGGCGGCAGAGTTGGCGGGCTTATCAAAGCCATCAACGCAAGATCATAACCATGGGCTGAACCCTTATTTTCCCTCCACGCCCTGATTGCTGGCGGCAACTGGAACAACGGTGCCCACTGTGGTGCCCGCACTGTGAATTGCAACAATTACCCTTGGAACGTCAACACCAATGTGGGCGTGCGCGGGGCCTGTGACTTCTATTATTACGCGGGGCAGATTGGTACGGTCAAGGCTTTACCGACAGACTTTTCAAGAAGTCAGAGGATTCGGCCTGTTCGGGGCAATACCCGGCAAACATCAAAAAGGACGGCTGCCGCAAGTAGCCCATGCAAAAGAGGGAGCCGTGTTGCCTTATGGGGCACAAACGAATCAATAACATTTACGATCAAATTTACACCTATGAAAATCTGCTGAAAGCATACCGAAAGGCACGCAAAAACAAACGATACCGCACCGAGGTACTTGCCTACACCGCCCGCCTGTCGGAAAACCTTTTGGAATTGC